GAGTATCTCGAATGGAAGGGCGACGAGTGAAGAAATATCAGGCAACGCCCGCCGCTAAGGACGACTGGCAGGATTTGCGGGACAAGCGCGGCAAGCTCTGCGCGCGCATTGATACCAAGCGGCTTTTGCTGGAGATTAAGCGCAGCGATAGGGGCATTGTCGCCACGTTTGATCTGCGGGTCTATTTGGTGATTGAGGACAAGCAGACAAAAGAGGAAGGATGATGCAATGCCGCATTTCCTGGATAGGTTAGTTGGCAACCCTATTGATCCTGGACTGTTGTATAGCGATTTGATTGCCGAACTAGGCCATGCCGAATGTATCCTGGCTGATAACGTTTACAAATATTTCTTTGAGCAGAGCGGCCACGTTCGGCATATTGATGATGATGCCGGCGACTTGATCGATATTGAGGACATTACCGCCGCATTCCCAACCATCGTACCGCCTTTCGAATCTACATTTATCACCGCCAATAATGGGCGGTGGGGCGATGTCGGCGGAGTACTCTTTGTACGACGGCCAATCATGGAATCTCAGCACGAGAGCTTTAGCCGGTATATTAGCCAAGACAGCATGGGAACCAGCCGTCTTGAGTTACAGAAGGCTGGCGTGCGCTGGATGGTTTATGCGCTGCCCTTTGTGCAATATGTGGCGCGCATTTATCCTCCATACGTCGGCGCGCTTTTGCCCATTATGGAGGATGGGCGCTGGTATGCTGGTAGGGAAGATCAGCCGCGCTACTTTTGCATGGTTCGTGACGATGACAGCATCGCCAATATGGAACATGTTGAAGAATTCAAGGACGACAAGCCCGAACTATGGCAGGACATTTTTTCAAAGCTCATGCATGTCTGGGTAATGCCTGCCTTGCTCACATTGTCCTTTATTCATTGTCGCAACGTGGAAGTCATTGAACATGACCCAACGCCGACGCGCCAATTGCGCCGCCAATCACAGCGCCGCCAAGAGAAAACAGGCTTCCCGCTGATACGTTTTCGCACAGTGGAGATTGAGCCAGTCAAGCGCGTCTTGCATGAGGAAGGGCGTATATCAGAAGTGGGCCTTGCTCAAGCCTTGCATATTTGCCGCGGCCACTTCAAGGACTTTAGGGAAGGCGAAGGGCTATTTGGCAAGCATCACGAGGTATATTGGTGGAACGACCACAGGCGGGGAACTCTTGAAAAGGGCGCTATCTTGAAAGATTACCGCGCACCGCTTGACAGCCGCAAACCAATCAAGTAGCATAACTACATCTTTATAGCACCAGAGGCGCTAAGACGCCCGTTTAGGGAGCAATCCCGGACGGGCGTTTTTTATTGCCACGGCTAACCCTTTTTGACGGCGCATCCATCAAAAGCAAAGACCTCTCCGGCTGGTCGGCTGACGAATGGTCAACCGTCTTTGGCTCCTATTTCGGCCATGATGACGTATCGCCGCGCAGCCTCTATAGCGTGGTTGGTTGGCTCTATGCCTGTGTCAATCTCAGAGCAGACCGTGTATCAGCGATGCCCTGGGCCATCTTCAAGGGTGAGAACAAGGTACTTAGCGACGAAGATGACCTGACGGATTACCCCTTCCTTGACAATCTGACCGACCTCTTGGAGCTAACTGAATCCGCCTTATGCATCCTCGGCTATGCCTATTGGTTTAAGCAGCGCAACTTACGCAATCAGCCCTTGGGCCTACGCTGGTTTGCGCCGGATACGATGCAAGTACTCTATGACCGCAATCAGGGCATAACCGGCTTTAGACGTCTACTTGACCCCACGCGCACGATGCAGGCAGGCATTGACTTTACCCCTGATGACATCGTCTACTTTCGCCTATCCAATGCCATGTCGGAGCTTGAGCCGGGTACGCCACCGGCACAGGCAGCGATGGCGGATGCTTCTGTTCTGCACAATATGAGCAGCTTCAAGAGCGCCTACTTTGAGCGCGGCGCTATCAAAGCAACCATCCTGACGATTGAGGGCAATCCGGCAGAGGCAGAGGTCAAGAAGCTAGAACAGTGGTGGAAGCGCTTCTTTAGCGGCGTACGCTCTGCCTGGGCTACCGCAGCCGTACGCGCGGGGGTAACGCCCGTCGTCGTCGGTGAGGGGCTAGAATCGCTCTCCAATAGCGAACTGACCATCGAATCCCGTCAGGCCATTGCCACGGCCTTAGGCGTACCGGATAGCATCATCTCTGCCAATGCCGCCAACTTTGCCACGGCGCAACAGGACGAAATTAATTTCCTGAGCAACTGCATCATCCCCGAATCAAGATTGATTGAGCGCACGCTCAACCGTCAACTCTTTGCCGCCACCGGCCTGCGCTTCAAGTTTGAGCCGGAACGTCTTAGCGCCATGCAGGAGGATGAGGAGCAGCGCGCAAGCAGCTATGCCACCTACGTCAACGCCAAGATACGCCCTAGCATCGCCGCGCAGTTAGTGGGGCTGAATCTACCGGATGGCGTGACCTTCGAGATGTTAGATGCTGACCTCGCCGCCGAGCAGGAGCTACAGCGCCAACAGACGGAGGCGCAGATCGCCAGATTGAACGCGCCAGCACAGGGGCAGCTACCGGAACGGTCATCCGCGTCACGTGACGACGAGGTACGGCGGCTCAAACGCTGGGCGAAGGGCAAGAAGTCACCTGACGTTGACGCCTTCCATAGTCACATCCTTGAGCGTGAGGAGAAGCTAATTGCTTTAGGGATGGAGGACGCGGGCGCGGAGGATGCGCCCTTTCCGGCTAGTGATACCAACTGGAGCCATTACCCATGAAGCGTATAAGGCGATGGTGCTTCAGTTGGACGATGGCAGCGACGACGCTGAACAGCAAATCAGGATGGAGCTTGAGCGCAAGTTTGGGCGTGAGTTGGGACGGGCCTTTGATGACCAGTTACAGGCGCTATTGCCCGACAACGCTACGGAGGAACAGGTGAGAGCCGCCGTCCACCAGGTGACAGCTACCAGTGACGGCGTACGCGCTGTACTACGCCAGTCACTTGAGCAATCTAGCAGCCTGGGCGTATCCGTTGCCTTAGATACGCTTGAGCAAATCGGTATGGGCTTTGATTGGACATTGGCGCATACGCGGGCGAGTCAATGGGCCAGCCGCTATACCTACGAGCTGATCCAGGGCATCAACCAGACGACACAGGCGCGGCTACAAACGGCAGTTGATGACTGGTTCCGTGAGCCGACAACCATCCGTGACCTACAGCGTGAACTAGAGCCTACCTTTGGCAACCGACGCGCCAAGCTCATTGCACAGACGGAAACGACTAGAGCAGCAGCGCAAGGCTCTATTGAGGGCTATGAGCAGAGCGGCGTTGTCAGCGAACAGGAGTGGGTAACGGTCAATGATGAGCGCGTATGCCCCACCTGTGGGCCGCTCAATGGCAAGCGTGCGCCGCTGCGAGGCACATTCCCAGGCAGCATCAGCGTACCCGCCCATCCTGGCTGTAGATGCTTTGTGCGGCCTGTAATTGAGGAGCCAAGCTAATGCCTGTGACCATCACCGGCCTTGAGCCGCTCTTTCGCAAGCTAGGCGCTGCCGCAGCCGTCCACACGCTTGAGCCGCCCATGCACAGGGGCGTCCTGCGCTTGCAATCCTATATGCAGGTCTATCCGCCGCCACCGGCAGGAAGCAAGTATGTTCGTAGCGGCACATTGGGTAAACGTTGGACAGCCAAAGTAGATACCGCAGCCAATGGGCTAGTGGGCAAAGTGGGCAACCGTACCGCTTACGGGCCTTGGGTACAGTCAGGCATGTTTCAAACGCCGTGGCATAGGCGCACAGGCTGGCATACGGATTCAGATGCAGTACGCGCCAATGAGGATGTGATCCTAGCTGACTTCCAACAGGCAGTAGACAAGGCGTTGGCAGGATAAGGGGGATGTATGGAACGTAAGAAAAATACCGCAGCCACTATCAAAGCACTCACAGATGATACCGCTACCGTGGCCGGCTATGGCGTCCTTTTTGGCGGCGCTGACCTTGAGGGTGAGACCTTTGCCTCTGATACGGATTACATGCTCGATTTAGCGCCTACCAAGCTCGTCTTTTATGACCATACGCTCGGCGATGTCAAGCATGTCATCGGCAAGACGATTAGCGTAGAGCCGGATGAATTTGGCCTCTGGGTAGAGGCCGAACTAGACCGCCATAAAGCCTATGTCAATTACGTGGTGCAGCTCGTGGAGAAGGGCGCCTTGGGCTGGTCAAGTGGCAGCGTAGGCCATCTGACGCGGCGTGACGGCAAGAGCATCACCGTTTGGCCTGTGATTGAAATGTCACTAACCCCATGCCCTGCCGAGCCGCGTTTGCTTGGCGTTGAACTCATCAAGTCTTTATCCGCAACTGACCCTGCCTTTGCCATGCTCCTCCCGGAGACCGCCCGATCAGCGGTAGTGGATGACACGAAAAGCGAGGACGTTGCGCCGCAAATAGATTCTAGCGACGAGGAGCATGAAATGGCAGACGAACAAGAAACAATGGACGAGACGACCACGGTTGTAGATGTATCCGCCCTGGTGGATAACGCCGTGACAAAAGCCTTTGCGCCTATGCAGACCTGGCTTGACCAACAGCCTATCAAAACGGCAACGATCCAAATCCCGATGACCAATACCAAGACACGCTTAGGCGAGGATGGCGAAGGGATTAAAGCCTTTGCCCACTATATCCGCAGCGGCGATGACGGCGGCATCCGCAACCTCAAGGCCAGTAGCAATAACCCGATGGTCGAAGGCACACCGGCACAGGGCGGCTATGCCGTACCGACCGGCATGTATAACCAGATCATCGCCAAGCTCAGAGAAGATGCGCTCTATCCGAAAGTGGGCGTACGCCAGATTCCCGGCAAGGGGCTGACCGTCAATGTACCGATTGAGGGCGCGCGTGACGGCGCTTTTGTAGCGACGACGGAAGGCAATACGACCGACCGTGATGCGCCTATCCTGGGCCAGGCGCCGATGACGCTTGTTAAGTACACCAAACGTATCGAACTCAGTTGGGAATTGATGGAGGATGAGGACGCGCAGTTAATGAGCTTCCTTGCTATCTTCGTCGGGCAGGGCATGGCGAAAACGCATAACACGTTACTCGTCACCGAGGCCAGTACTAACGGCTCGTTGGGCACAGCCTGGGGCAACCCGATTGTGGCCGCCAACATCCCGGCGCTGGTCTATGCCTTGCCGACCGGCTATGAGGATAACGCCGTCTGGATCATGAAAAAAGCGGCGGAAGGCATTATCCGCGGCTTCACCGGCAACTTCTTCCAGTTTACGCCGACGCCGGTCGATGGACAGGGCGCCTTGACACGCCGTGAACTGTGGGGCTTCCCCTTCTACAACAGTGAGGCGGTAGCAGCATCTGGCGCCTCAGCTAAGGTGGCATTGTTCGGTAACTTTAGCTATATGGGGATGCGCTTAGCGCCGGATATTACCTTCATCCGTGACCCCTATAGCGCCGCCAATACGGGCCAATTGCGGCTTCACTACTACTTCCGTACGGTTTACAAGATTTTGCAAGCTGAGGCGATTCTCTACGCTCAGATGGGGACATAATCACGCCCGCTGCAAGCATACTTGCGCAGCAGGCGGCGGAGACAGAGACATGATTGAGCGGATGAACCTGCTAATCTTCACGCCCGTCACACCTGGCGGCTTGCGACATGAGACAGTGGCGAGTGTTGTTGGGCAGCAATCGCACCACTGGATCACATGGGAGATTGGCAGGTGTAATCCGTACCCAGGGCGTGATATGCGTAACGTCCTGGCGCAGTACAGCTACGCGCGCGAGATGTGCTTACGCGGCCCATACGATGCGCTCTTGACGGTGGAGCAAGACATGGTATTACCGCCGCACGCCGTACAGCGGCTCTGCGACACGCCGGCTCCTGTCGTCTATGGCACGTACTTACTACGCCAGGAATCTGTACTCAACGCCTGGCAGTACATCGGCACGATGGGACTAGGCATGAGCCTACAGCGTTATCCGGCAGAGTTGCAAAAGTACCGGGAGGCGGGCGTGGGGCGTGTATCGGGTTGCGGCTTTGGCTGTACCCTGATTCGCCGCAGCGTGCTTGAGACAGTCCCGTTCCGGCAGGACGGTAGCGACCATGCGCCCGATATGCCATTCGCATTGGATTGTGTACGCAAAGAGATTCTGCAACTGGCCCGCTTTGATGTGAGATGTGGGCATATAGACAGGGGGACTACATTGGAAATTGAAAGCAAAAGCAATGGCGATACCGTGACCGTGACGTGTTTGCAATCCGTCAATGTGATTGCAGAGAACGGCGGTATGAGCCTGATTGAGGGCGAGACCTACGAGATGGCGCCTGACAAGGCCAAAGAGTTGGCGGGGCTAGGCTATGTCGAGATTGGGGGCGGGAGCCCTTTGGGCGCGGGTGCGGCAGCACCGCGTAGCGGCGACGAAGCAGGAGCAGAACCATTTTCCCCCAAAGTGCCGCGCAGACCCGCTTAACATGGCTTTCCTCCAGGTGCTTACGCGCTGTTATCGTCGTCCGCGTATGTTGTGGAGCAACATCCGTAGCTTAGAAGCGCAGACCGACCCGGACTGGCAGCAATCCTTTCTGGTGGATGGTGAGGGCCGCGGCGTGGAGGCAGCACAAGCGGCCCTTGCCAACTTTGCGCCCTATGTGACGGGGGAATATATCTGGCTATTGGATGATGACGACAAGTGTATCAGGCCGCGTCTGGTGCAGGAGGTTAAGGCAATCGTGTCGGAACATCGACCGAACGTAATCATGGTGCGGATGGATCATCGCAATGGGCGGGTCTTGCCGGACGATGCTCACTGGCAAAAGGAGCCGCAGCTTAGCTATATCGGCTGCTCTGCCTACATTGTCAAGCGCCAACTATGGCAGCGTTATGCACCCGTCTTTGGCGGGGCACAGTACACAAGCGACTTTGATTTTATCAACGCCATCTTCAACGCTGACCCGGACATTTATTGGCACGATGTCGTTGCAAGTGCTTGCCAAAGAGTAAGTATGGGGCTACCTGAATGACTCAGTACGCCACGATTGACCAACTACAAACCCGCCTTGGTATTAGCGGCACGCTATCCGTGCTTGATACGGCCAATATGAATCTGGCCCTAAGCAATGCTAGCGCCATCATTGATGACCAGACGCATCGCCATTTTGAGGCGGACACGGATAGCACGCGTTTGCATGACGCCCTAGCCGATGTGGAGAAGGGGCGGCGCTTGTGGCTCAAGGGCGATTTAGCCGTTTTAACGAGCATTACTAACGGCGATGGTAGTTCTATAGCCTTGAGCGCCGTAATGACCGAACCGGCCTACGAAACGCCCTTTTTTGCCATTACGTTGAAGGGCAGTAGCGGCAAGAGTTGGACGTACAACAATGACCCGGAAGGGGCGATTGCCGTAACAGGCCGTTGGGCCTATAGCGTGACGGCGCCTGACGCCATCGTACAGGCTACGCTCAGACTGGCAGAGTGGTTCTATCGCCAACCGAGCAATGCGCTTGACCTTGACCGCGCTGTCATTGTCGGCAATACGACGATTGCGCCATCCGCCATCCCTGCCGATGTCTTTGTGATTCTGCGCCCTTATATGCGGGTAGTCCCATGAGTTTCACTTCGCTCGGCGCATTGGTGGCGACGGCTTCCGCTTTGCCTATACCGGGCATCAAGCGGGCTATGGCCTATCGCCCCACGCATATCAATGCCGTCGATTTGCCGATGCTCTTTACACGGCTACCGAGTAGCACACGCAGCCTATCTACGCTCTCCTATGGGCAGGGACTACGAGCCGCCACACTTGAGATTGTGATCTTTGTTGAGTTTTTGAATCTCAATACTGTTCCGGCTAATGATGCGCTGACTGTGCAGTTGCTTGACAACTTGGCCATGACGCTTGAGAGCAATGCCGAGTACCTCGGTATGGATAGCTACAGCATGACGACGGATGAGGACACGATAGGCGAGGGCGCCGCGCCCTTACAGGCGATTATAGCGACCGTGGAGGTATCAGGATGATGGCTGTTAGGGGAACGCTTGCGCGCTTGTTAGTTGACCAGTGGGACTTTAGCTGTGAGACATCGGCGATCGACCTTTCGCTTTCGATTAGCGAGGAAGATATTACGAGCCTATGTGATACAGCAGCGGCCTATGCGCCTACGCTAGCCGCCTTCACGATTGAGCATAACGGCTATATGGTAGCGCCGCTCGGCATTGCCGGCTCGATTGAGCAGGAAATGAACGCCCGTATGGGTGTGCAGAATAGCTATGTAGCGGCGCTCTTTAGCACGGATTTACCCTTCTGTCCTGCCTATGTCCTGGATACGACCTTTGGGGCGACGATGACGATTGAGGCGCCGGCAACGGGCATCCTCACGCTCAATGGCAGTTGGGGACAGGGCAACGGCGGGCATAGAGGCTACCGCGCCTTTGACGGCAACGCTACCGCTACCGGCAACCAGACGGCGGCTGATTGGGGCGCTGTCGGGTCGCAGGGCGGCGAAGCCTATTTGTTTTTGCAAGGCGTGACAGGGACTCTCGGTAGCGCCACGGTGACAGTCAGCCATAGCACAAGCTCCGGCGGTACCTACACGGTACTCGGTACCTTTACGCTAACTGCTCTAGGCGCTTATGAAATCAACTTTACAGGAACGGTCAATCGCTGGCTGCGGGTTGGCATTACCAGCATGGGCGGCACAACGGGATTGGATATGGTCGTGATCATTTGCGTGCGGGGCGTAACAGAATAGGAGCTATATATGGCAGCAATTAAAGGAGCGGGTAATACGGTCGTGACCTTTAACGCCGTAGACATTTCGGGCTATATCAACAGCGCCGATATGACCAACACGATTGCTGAGTTAGAGGCGACGGTACTGACCAGCACAGCAGAGCAGACGGTAGCAGGACTTGGTAGTTATGAGATGCAGTTGGACGGCGATTGGGCCAAGACATTGGATGATGCCTTGGGGCCGGATAGCGTGAGCGGCACACTACGGACGGCCAGTATCAAGTATGGTAGCGGGGCAGGGGCGATGGTGACGTATACGTGGACAACCAATGCCTTTATCACTTCCTACAACATCACGACAGCCGCCAATGAGAAGATAGGTTTTAGCGCCACGCTCAGACTGAATAATGCGCCAACCAGAGCGGTAACGTAGTCATGAGATATGAGTGTGAAGATGAAGCCTTTGCCGGCGACTTCGTGGAGCTATCCGACAGTTGGAGCCGAGCGCAGACGCGGGCGATTTGGGCGGCGGGCGAGGATGAGGCGATCTTCCTGGATTTGTTGCGTCCCAAGATTATCGCCTTGCATCTGACTTGTGTGGATGCGCCGCCGATTACACATGCCGACGCTCTGACCGTAGAGCGCACCGACGACATGGACTTGCGGCTCTACCAGTGGTTCGCGAACGTGTGGTGGGTGCATCTGCGTGACCTGGCAAACCTGGGAAACGCACTAGGGCGGCGATTGTACACTATCTCCGTGCCGGCAATGAATGGGGCGGAGAAGGAAACAGCCGTCGCCCCGTAGAGCCGAATGAGTTACTTGACTCCTGGCTACTTGATTTGTTTCCCGGCCGCACGCTTGAGGAGCTTGACCAGATGGACTTAAACCGCCTCTACAGAGCCAAGATTGCGGCGCGTATGCAAGCGGTTGAGGGACGGCGTAAACGATTTCTTGAGGGCAAGATTAAGCCGAAAGAAATTGACGCTGACGAATGGCGGCTTATCGTCCAGATGGATGAGTGGGCAAAGGCTGATTAGGGAATCCTACCGTGACAGGATGCGATGCTAGCGAAGCCAGAAGATTGAACAGTAGCAACCGCTTCACCATCTACGCTGATGGTGCAGGAGAAGGACTTTTGCGGATAACCCGCATACGGATTCATTGTGTTTTGTGCCGACAGATAAATGAAGTCGCCATGTTTAGCTGTCAGGTGATCGACTACGTTCCTGCTTGGGCAAGCGTTTACGCTCTTTTGCGATGTGCCGCCGGGCATCTCATAGGTCACGTCAAAAGTCATACAGTCGGTCGTGAGGATTTTGTAGACAACTTCATGCGTTTGCGACGCGGAGTGTGCCGGCGCAGAGACACGATAAGTTGGTGCGGTGGCGTGCAGATCATTGCGATCTAAGTAGGTCACGAACAACCACAGGCCGACGATGAGTGAAACGATAACCAAAAACGCTTTCATTTTGAACATTCTTTCTTGAAATAAAAAACTCCTACCGGAGTGACCGTGCAGCTTGTCGAAGGCGCGTGGTCTCCAGTAGGAGAAAACAACCATATTAGATTTACTGCCACCAGTCAATTTACCGCACCTTCGACGTAGAGCATCATACACGCTTTTGATTGCGAAAATTATGTCACATTCCTTTCAGAGATAAATCATGGCAGGCGCAACCTCTAAACTTCAGATTCTCATAGAAGCTAAGAACCAAGCCTCAAGCGGAATTAAGCAGGTGGAAGGCGATCTCCGTAGCCTTGACAATGCCGCCAGCGGCCTTAGCAAGGGGCTGAGCGGCGTGCTAGCTGGCGCGGGTGTGGCCGGCTTTGCCGCCTTAGCCCAAAACGCGGCCCAAGCCACCTATGAGTTTGCCAAAGCCGGCGCCGAGGCGCAGCGCGTTGAGAACGCTTTTAACGATTTGGCTGCTGCCGCTGGGCAATCCGGCGATGCGATGCTTAGCGCCATGCAAGAAGCGGCGCATGGCACGATTAGCGACACGGAGCTGATGCTCTCCGCCAACCGCGCCATGATGCTAGGCGTGGCTGATAGCGCCGAGGAAATGGCGCGCCTGATGGAAGTGGCCAGC